GCCGAAAGTGTCAATGGACTTCATGCATTTGCTAATATGGTTGCTATGTTGGGTAGTATTGTATTAATGTTAGGTCTTCCAGCATTCTTCTGGTTCATGCATCTGTTAATGGCAGCTGCAGCAGTATTGAAGTCAATGCCTACAGCTCTTATTGACCACAATATTATGAATCAGCATCGTGCAGGTGAAGCAACATTGTTCGACCGAAATGACTGGTACTTAGCGCGTGGTATCACATCCGTAGACGAAATATTTAAGGCAGAAGTAGAAGCCACAGCAATTGCTTCGGAATTGAAGCGCAAATAGAAAAAGGGGGACTTTCGTCCCCCTTTTTTAGTATATGGGGTTTGGATTCTTTCTTTCTGATTCCAGACGTTTGTTTATAAACTCCATAGCCATGTCCCTTTCAACATAAGACATCGAATACATAATATCATTATATAACATCGCCCCTCGCATGAAATAAGCCAGCTGGATTGTGTTATCTATAATTGTCTTAGTATCGCGGTGCAACCTAGCATACATATCATTAATCTGGTCAGCTGTACCAGTTGTCCGCGTTACATAAAAAAACTGATAGGGTTCACTGGTGTCTGTATTTCAATTTCCTTTCCACAGTCTTTGCATTTTGTATGAAGTGTAAAATCGGGACCAAAGTCAGATGCCTTTTCAATATTTTGGGTCAAGCTATTTAACCATCCAGCAGGAATTTTTTCAATCCATTCTTCGATGTCTGTAGGGTCTTCGACATCATCTACGGAAAATATAATACTTCGTATGATAAGGACAGCCATTTTCAATTCTTCTTCGGGTGTTGTTTGCCTACCAATTTCGCTTGTCTGATATAACTTGATGACATCTTCAAACCTCGATGGGTTCAATTTGACTACTTGACCGTTTGGTAACTTGGTTGTATAGTTTTTGGTTATGGAGGTTGGGTCAATCTTTTTACTACCAGCCAAGAATTCTGACAACTTAATAACGTAAGGATGTTGCTTTGCACCTTCACAGTCGTGTGTGAATTGGATATCCATTTCATCGCCAAATGTAACTTGTCGTAAACATACCAATAAGAAATCCACATCCTTGGCTAATAGCTTGGAAGGCTTCAATACCTGCGGGATGCATCGTAGGAATACTTTTTCGACGGCTTCGCCAGAGAATAAGTGGTCTGGTGATTTCATCAGAATTTCATCGTATGCACTCATTGGTTGCACGTGCACCTCACCCATATCCACATCATCACGCAATTCGCCATGTTTGTAGAATAGTCCCCTTGAAGGCAACTGGAACGTACTGCCCGGCATTTCTACGCGCGCAAGTAGTGGGTTGATTCGTTTATCTGGTACTTCTGGCACCACTTCGTCGTTTTTTGTTATATCATCCATCATATATTCCTATTTTTATATTTTATTTATGATGTATTTATACATCGAATTTTCGCTAATTCCATAAGGCATAAATAGTTAAGACACACCAAAAGGTTAAAAAATGGCTTTAGAACCCAATGACTTAAAAACAATATTAGATGCGATTGAAAATGAGCGGTCACGCAGCTCTATGTTTAATGCTGGGCAGGACACTGGCATCAAAGATTTGCGCGATTCCAATGAACGTACAGCCGATGCACAATTGCAAGTTCTTAAAGATTTAGTCAATTCTGAAAGGGATAATACCAAGAATTTTGTAAAGGCGACAGGTAAGGCATTTAAAGATTCTGGTCTGACTGTCGAAATGAAGAACCTAAAGGATGTGATGCTTGCCCAAGACCAAGCCGCTGCTATGAAATTGGTGGCTTCGGAACTCAAAGCATTAGAAACCAAAAAGTACAAATCCCAAGAAGAAGCACAACGCGACCTAGACGCTCTCAATGACGTGTTGAAAAAGGTTGGAATGTCTTTATCTGACTTTGGTGATGCCGCTGCAAAAGTTACCGCAGTAGAAGATGACGTATTTAGAAAAACGTCACACTATGCCATTCAGGGTAAGAAGAACGCTAAGATAATGGAAGAAACCAGTGATACGTATGTTGAAGCACTGGAAAATGGAACAAGGGCATATCAGTCACACACAGAACGTGTTAATTATTCTAGGCAAGCATTAAGTAAGTTTGGTGGTATTGTTAAGTCAGTAGCAAAAGAATTCTTGAAGCTTGCCGAACAAGAACAACGTTTCCAACAAGCCTCTGCTACAGCGGATGCTGGGTGGATAGAAGGTATTACTTCGCTTGGTATTAACCAATTAGAATACGCAAAGATACTTAAAAACACCCGTATCGAACAGTTAGCAACAACAGGCGCAGGCGTTGACTTTAAATCAAAATTAAAAGCATCGGCTGATTCGTTAGAATATCTTACATCAGATTTAGAATCCGCTGCACATGGCGCCGAAGGCTTTTACAAGAACATGTCAGCACTTGGTGTATCACAAGATATGCTTGGTAGTGCCGTTTTAGACCAGACCAAAATATACAGGGAAAACTATCGCGCGCTAGGATTAACGGTCGAAGAATTCAATGCGTTTACTACAGAACTTATCAACAGCAATGGTATGCGCAGCACATTGCTTAATCTCCAAGAAAACGAACGTCTGGCTTACATCAAAAATATCCAACAAAGACAATCAGAATACATAACGATGGGTTACACAATTGAACGTGCGAAAGAATTACAAAATACTTTCCAAGCGTTGAATAAGATGGACCCTAAACAACGTATGAAGCAAGCTGCAAGGCAGCGTGCGATGATGGGCGCCATGGGTATGGGTGATGAAGGTGCTCGATTGTTTGATTTGCAAACGCGTTATAAAACAATGAATGCTAAGGATAGAGCAGACGCCGAAAAGGAAATGACATTAATCCAACAAAAGGCGGCTAAACAACTTGGTACATTAACAGGTTCTGGTGCTAGTATGGGTCAGTCGATGGTTTTCCAGACTATGGCGGATAAAACGGGACTTAGTTCGATGGCAGAAATCTTCGAAGTAGAATCTGGTAAAGGTCGTAAGGTAGACCAAGAACAACTTGGTGTATTAAATGAAATTAATGAGACTATTGGTGGATTGTTAAAATGGACAAGTATTTTCCGTGGCGCCGAAGGGAGCGCGGTTGGTAGTCTTGGTACCGCAGCGTTGGGTGGTGTGGGAGCGTATGCTGGTGTTAAAGGTGCATCTTTTGCTGCAAGTAAAGCAGCATCTATGATGGGTGGTGGTGGCGCCGCCGCAGCAGCTGCAACAAAAGCCGCAGGACCAGTCGTAGGTAAACAACTTGGCAAAGGCGCTTTTAAAGCAGCAATTAAAGCAATCCCCGGTATCGGTTTGGTTGCAAGTCTTGGTTATATGGGCATGAAACTTGCAGAAGGTGATATGGTTGGCGCAGGCATGGAACTTGCCGCAGGTGTCTCTAGCCTTCTTCCCGGTATTGGTACGACCGCTTCATTAGGTTTAAATGCTGCAACGATGGCACGTGATTTGACTAAATCGACACAGAAGGCCGCAGATGATGCAGTGGATGATATGGAATCTGATACTAAGAAATCGGAATATGACCCACAGCAGACATTGATGGAATTGAATAAGACGATGAAAAGTTTGAATGAATACATGCGCTCAACTGGCAGCGCAGCATCAGACCAAGCAGAGGCAATTAGAAGTGCTACTACTGCCATTAAAGATGCACCACATTGGGTAGCACCAAGTGGCGCAAGGGCAACACCGTAATTGCAATCATAAATACATACTACAAAATACGTAATATAGGAATAAAATATGTCAGCAGGTAAATGGTCTGGTCATTTTAAAATTGTAACCCCACAAACTTCGGCGACGAAGATGACAGACTCCCAAGAAATGGGAGATGTTGGTGCGTATAACAATTATACATGGTACCAACGATTAATTCAGGGTTCAGCTTCAAGGATGACACGTTACCGCGAATATGATTTAATGGACAACGATATTGAAGTATCGCGTGCATTAGATACAATCGCCGAAGAAATGACTGGCAACAATCCAAAAACAAAAGAACCACTCAAGCTAGATATCTTAACCGAAGATGAAGATAATGTGGAAAGCACCGCAGTTTTAACTTTAAAGACAGCACTACGCCGTTGGGGTCAGATGCATAACTTCCCAATGCGCCTATATAGTACAGCACGATTGATGGCTAAGTATGGCGACTGTTTCTTCCGTAAAGGTAAGAAGATGGGCGATAAGTGGTTATTCATTCATCCAAAGAATGTTGTTGCAGCAGTAGTGGATGAGCATGATGTTACTAAGATAGTAGCATGGCAGATTAAAAATGATATCCAAAAACCAAAATCTGGTGGATATTCTATGCCATTGGGTGCAAAGCAAGATAGTCAACAAGAAACAGAAATTGTACCTGCTCGTGAAATCATTCGTTTTTCATTAAGTGATGATATGTCTGATACACAACCATTTGGTGAATCTATCCTGCGTGCAATTTACCGCTCACACAAACAAAAAGAATTATTAGAAGACGCTGTATTGATTTACAGAATCCAGCGTGCGCCCGAACGTCGTGTATTCTACATCGATGTCGGTAAGATGCACCCTGCCCGTACTAAGCAGTATCTTGAAAACATCAAGAACGAAATTAAACAGAAGAAGATTCCTACGATGAATGGTGGTCAACAGCAAGTTGATTCTACATACAATCCACATTCAATGTCAGAAGACTTCTATTTTGCATCACGCCCAGATGGTCGTGGTTCTCGTGTTGAAACATTACCCGGTGGTCAAGGTCTTGGTGAATTATCAGACCTTGAATACTTCCAGCATAAAATCTGGCGCGGTTTAAAGATTCCTGTATCTTATATGCAAGAGTCTGCCGACGGTGGTTCTGTATGGAATGATGGTAAAGTTGGTATCGCTTATATCCAAGAACTTCGCTTCTCATTATATATAGAGCGTTTACAGGCTTACATGGAACGTGTTCTAGATGAAGAATTTAAAGCATTCTTGCGTTCGGCAGGAATTCGTATCGACGAATCAATGTATCGTATCTTATTACCAGAACCTTCTAACTTCGGTAAGTATCGTCAATTAGAATTGGATAGTCAATTATTAAGTGCATACACTACGGCTGATGGTATCCATTACTTGTCGCCACGTTACATCATGAAACGTTACTTACAAATGCAAGACGAAGAAATTATTACAAACGAACGTTTACGTCGTGAAGAATTGGGAATTGACCCCGATTCTAAAGACCCAGCTGACCTTAAACTTATCTACGGTGCGCCCGAAGAACAAGGAATGGGTGGGGCTGGCGGCATGGCTGGCGGTGGCTTCGGCGGCGCCGAATTGGGTATGGGCGAAGAACCCGCACCCGAAGGTGGTGCAGGCGGTGAAACACCTCCTGAAGGCACACCAACCTAAAAAGTAGATAAATAATATAAAATCATATAAATAAAAGGAGAAAGTTATGTCTGACAATGAACAGCTCGATAAGATGCTTGACAACATAATGGATGAAAAACCTGAACAAGCTGAAATTAACTTCCATGACTACTTGCAAGGAAAGATGCAAGAAGTATTACATGGCACTATTCCAGATGGGCAGGCCGACAACGAAAACACCGACGACAAATAAAAGAGGTTTAAAAAAATGACTAGGGGTTCTAAGAAACAATCGATTCACAAAATGCTTGAATCATTAATTACTGACGACAACGCAGCAGCTGATGAAAATCTACATGATTACCTTCAGGCTAAAATGCGTGAAATGATTCTTGGCGAAGCCGACGACTGCGATGACGACGACGATGACAAAGATTCCGATAAAAAGGATGATGACAAAGACGACGACAAAAAAGACAAGAAGAAAGACAAGAAGAAAGATGACGACGACGATGACGACGAAGAAGAAAAGATAGATGAGCAAGACCGCAAATCTGCTTTCGCTCGTTCTGGTTCTGTAATGTCTGACGCCATTGAAGGTAAGGTCAAATTCAAGAATGGTGGCAAGAAGACTATTAAGAAGCTTCCTGACACAGATAAGCACCTTAACCACGAAAAAGTTGGAAAGACTGAATTTAAGAAAGGCGGAAAGCAGCCAGCTAAAGTTCTTGAGCCAACTCCAAAGCCAAATAAATTCGACGATGGTCGTGAATTTGACTTAGGTACTACCGACAAGTAATCTGAAAAGATTAAGTTAAAGGGATTTTACTTATGCAAGAACAATTACTATTTGAAGAGCTTTCGCCATCACAGGCGGGTTTAATCACTGAATCATCTACCGATGGTAAGAACACGTGGTTAAACGGCATTTTTATGCAAGGCAACATTAAAAATAGGAATGGTCGCCTATACCCGATGAATGAAATACAATCTGCTGTCAACCTCGGCATGCAGCGTATTAAGGAAACAAACGGTATTTTTGGTGAATTAGACCATCCACAAACGTTATCAATTAACCTTGATAGAATATCACACGTTATCACTGACCTTCGGGTTGAAGGTAATAACGCGATTGGTAAAGCAAAATTGCTCAATACCCCTATGGGTAATATTGCAAAGACGCTTGCTGAATCAGGTGTATCACTTGGTGTTTCGTCACGCGGCGCAGGTCAAGTTAATGAAGACGGTGGTGTAACTGGTTTTAATTTTGTTACAGTTGATATTGTAGCACAGCCAAGCGCACAACAAGCGTATCCTACAACAGTAGTTGAAGGTCTTGAAACAGCTAGAAATGGTCACAACATTTTAAGTCTTGCTGAATCGGTCGTACACGACGACGCAGCACAAAAATACTTGAAAGAAGAAATCATGAAATGGCTTGAAACAGGGCTTTTTGCAAAAAAGAAATAAAAAAGTAAAATTTATATTTAACTTTTAACACGCCGAAAGGCGCATTCTATAAGGGTTTATAAACTATCAATGGTTTATAAACCCTTTTTTTATGGGCATTTCATAAATATTAATAGACAAAAAACATTTAACTGTTTGAACATTAAGAAATTTTAAAATTTTAGGAGAAGAAAGATGGATGAATTGCTGCAGAAGTTATTGGAAGCAGACGTACTTTCTGAAGATACAAAGAAAGAACTAGAAGAAGCATTCCAAACAAAACTTGACGAAGCTATCGAAGCTGCTAAAGAATCTGCAGCTGCTGATGTCAAGGCAGAACTTACCGAACAATGGGTAGGCGAACGTGACACACTTGTAGAAGCTGTTGACGAAAAAGTTAACGATTTCCTTGCACGTGAAGTCGAAGAATTAAAAGAAGACATCGAACGTTTTCGTGATTTAGAAGCAGAGTATGCTGAAAAGCTTGTAGAAGCTAAAGCTGCTATGTCTGATGAACTTAAAGATGATTTGATGGAATTAGTAGAAAAGGTTGATTCATTCTTAGAAATGCGCCTTGCTGCTGAACTTGAAGAACTTAAAGAAGACCTTGACGCACAACGTCAGAACGATTTTGGTCGTCGTGTATTCGAAGCTGTGGCTGAAGAATTCGCAATGAACTATGCTGATGACGAATCTGCTGAACAAAGTCTTCGTGAAACTAAAGAGCGTCTTGCAGATGTTGAAGCCGCACTTGAAGAATCTGAATCAGCTCGTAACGAAATCGAACGCGCAGTTGAAATGGAAAGAATTTTGTCACCTCTTACTGGTCGCCAGCATGAAGTGATGGAAGCAATTCTTCGTACCGTTCCTACGGAACAGTTAGAAGAAGGCTATAAGACCTTTATTGGTCGTGTTATTCGCGAAAGCGAAGATATCTCAGAGAAGGAAAAACCAGTACTAGCTGAGAGTGAAGAAGCAAAAGATGATGATGCAGCAGGTAAAGAATCTAAAAAAGAAGAAGTACTTGAAGGCAAAGTTATCACAGGCGACAGTGAAGTAATTGAAGAAGATTTTACAGGAACTGAGTTTTCTGAATCTACGAAAGAACTTCGTAAACTCGCAGGTATTGAATAAATAACCCTTTTTAAAATAATCTAGGAGATATAAACATGGAAGGAATTTTTGAAAACTGGTCTGAAACTAAAGCAGCAATGCTTGAAGGTTTAGATTCACAAAAACAGAAAATCGTTGCTCCGCTTTTGGAAAACCAAAAAGCTGCAATGGTTACAGAGGAAGCTGCGGCTGGTGCGACTAGTGCGCATGACATCAGTGGTTTCCGTAAAATCTTAATCCCAATGATTCGACGTATCATTCCGGGCACCATCGCTACTGAGTTAGTAGGTGTTCAGCCAATGACAGGTCCAGTTGGATTAGTATACACTTTACGCTACCGTTACGCGGAAGCAGTTGCTGATACATCTCACGCAAACCCATTCGGCTTTAATGGCGCAATTGGCGTTGGCGACGAAGTATTTGGTAACAACACACCAATTAAACAGTGGTATTCTTCTGGTGCAGGCGCAAATGCGACTGGTTCACCGGGCGATGATGTAGACGCTCAAGTAGCTGGTGCATCTGGTATTGGTGCTGGTTCAGAAGCTCCCGGCGATATCGACGGTACG